TGCTCAAGGCCAAAAGGCTTTTGACTTACCACAGATCAACCAATTCGTTAGTCAGTGGACACAGATTGCACAATTAAACCCTAAAGCGTGGGACAATATTAATTTGGATGTTTTAGCTAAGACATACGAAGACAGATATTACCTACCTGCAGGTTTAAATAATGAGCAGTCGTATGTTGACGCTTTAAGAAAACAAGCAGCTCAACAGCAAGCAAGACAGCAAATGATTGAAGCAATTCCTGCAGCGGCAGCAGCTTCTAAAGATGCAGCTCAGGCACAGCAAATTAAGCAAGGTACGTAATGACATGAACCTATTTAAAGAGATCAATATGGACGTGTTGGAGCATGAGACAATGCTCCTCGACTTAGGTCATATTCTAAGCACAACACAAGGGCAGAATTTCATAAAATATCTGTTCAAACATTTAGGTGTTGGTGACTTACCTGATTTAAATATTCCAGATAAATTACGAGACGACTACCTTGGGTTCTTGAGAGCTGGACAAAGCATTTTTGAAATAGTTTCACAAGCAGATAATATCAAGGCTGGACTAATTCTAGCCCAAATAAAGAAGGAGCAATACGATGTTTATAAAAAACAGGATTCTGATGGACAAGGTTAACGACGATAGTTCAGCATCAGGGTATGGGTCAAAAGATGCGGGAACTACAACGGAGACTACGGACACTGAAACGCAAGGGGATAAGTCTAACGACGCCTCAAAGGGTGCGGCAGATCAGGGAGTCACGGACCAAAAAAGCCAAGACGCTGATAAATCCAAACAAACGTCAACAACCGAAGACGACGTAACAGGTTACAATTCTAAAACTGATGACAAGGGTGAAGCTAAGGAAACGGCTGTCACGGACGATAAACCCTTGGAATTGGATGCTAAAGGTTTACCAGAAGACGAAATCAAATCGGTTCAAGAGTTTGCAAAAGCTCATAAGTTAACCAAAGAACAGGCCCAAGGTCTTGTTGATAAATTTAAAAATAATAGCGAAGCTATGGAAGCTAAAAAAGCTGAAGTAAAACAGCTTGAGCAGCAAGTATATGTGAAATGGGAGAAAGAATTGAAAGATGACCCCGACTTTGGTGGGCAAAATTTTGACCAAAACATACATAATGTGAACAAATTAATACGCGAAGAACTACCAGGATTAAAAAACCTGTTGACAAGTGCAGGTAAAAGGCTGCCTCCTAGTGTCATGAAAGATTTAAATTCAGTTGCACGTAAACTCTACAGTGAGACAGAATTTAATCAGGGTGACAAAGCTGGTGATAAGAGTTCTTGGCACCCAACTGATTTTTATAAACAGAAACAGTAAACTTTACACGGAGGTTTTAAATGGCTCTTTTAGGTGTTGATTATTAACACTCGGTGACGCTAAGAAATTCTTAGATCACTCACTTGCTGATGTTGCGGAAATTCTTCGCAAAGCAGTACCAATCGTAAACGACATCCCATACGTGGCGATGAACAAAAAGGTAAAACACATTGTAGCAATGCGTTCAGACCTTCCAGTTGTTTATTACCGTAAGGCGAATCAGGCGATCCCTGCTTCTAAGACAACTATCGAGGAGCGTGAGTTCGTAGCATCTCACTTCGAATCGAAGTCTGTTATGGATGCAAAGGTTGCTGAGTACGGTGGTAAAGACCGTGTGATGCAAAATCGTTGGAACCAAGCTGAAGGTCACATCCAGGCATCTGCACATGAATTGGCAGACTTGATCCTTTACGGATCTCCTGAACAAGACCACCGTCAAGTTCCAGGCATCTTCCACATCCTTTCAACTTTGAACACGGCAGAGCCTACATCGAAACAAATCATCGATGCTGGTGGTGTTGGTTCAGACAACTCTTCAATCCTTTTCGTTTCTTGGGGTCCTAAGAAAGTTTACGGTATCTTCGAAGAAGGTACACAAGCTGGTCTTAAGCGTACTGATCGCAACTTAGTGCAAATTCCTGGACTTACTGAGTCAGGTGCTTCAGGTTGGTATTGGGGTTATGAAGAAGATTTCGAAGTTGAGCATGGTCTTTGCGTAGAAGATTATCGTGCAATGGCTCGCGTAGCGAACATCGACATTTCAAAACTTCTTGTTCCTGCAGACGCAGCTAACTTGTTGAAATTGATGACTCGCGCACTTTACCGCATCCCACCAATGCTTCGCCAACAAAAAGGAAAAGTATATGTAAACTCTACGATCATGTCTTTCCTTGATGAACAAGCGCAAGCAATCGTAGGTGCTGGTGGTGGTTTGACTTACCAAAACTACCAAGGTGAACCAGTGTTAATGTTCCGTGGTTGGATGATTCAAGAGATGGATAATCTTTTGAATACAGAAGCACAAGTAGTATAATAAATTTTTAAAGTGGGGGCCTTAAAAAGCCTTCACATTTTTTGGAGGATATAATGGGAATTAGACATGATGTATTAGATCAATTGTCAGTTCAACAAGTGCTTGCAGGTGGTGCAGCTCAGGTTTCTACAAATTCAAAGAAGAAACCAGCAGAACAGGACCTGGGTATTGGTTGTGCTGAAATGGGTGTTCTTTTCGCAATTGATAGTGGTGACTTGGCTGGTACAGGTACACACTTGACGATGGAAATTATTCAAGCAACAGACCTTGCATTAACTGCAGGTATTGTTCAGCTTGCTCAACAGACAGTTGCAATTGCTGATCTTATTGACGGTGCACAGTTCTTTGTTGAACTACCATCGTATATGATGGATACAGAATACTTTGGTGCTCGCTTCACACCTGTAGGTGGTACGATCACTGGTGCAATTAATGCTTATTACGGATCGCGAGCGGATTTTGCTAAATACAAATCCTTCCCTTCTGTGTATAATGTTGAAAATAATTAATCGGAGTAATGAATGGAAAATAAAGAGATGGGTGGGGCTGCCTTTACAGCTCCTTCACTTAAATCTGGTAATGCAGAATTACCTCAAAATAGTGGACAAGTTACTAAAAAATCAGCAAGTAAATCAGCAAACGAATCATCTAAGAAAGTAGCTCGTGACATTAAAGTCATAGCAATTTCTAAAGGTTGGTTTGACGCTAAAAGAATTGAACCTGGTATGAAACTAACTGTTTCAGCTAGTGAATTTTCTGATAAGTGGATGGAAAAAATCTAAGTAGAGGTGGAGCGTGGTAGACAAGGTTGTAATTTATAACATTGCTTTAAACGCTCTGCTTATCGACTACCAAACAACAGACCCAGACAATGATAATAATAAAGCAGTTAGATCGTTACGAACGATGTATCCTTTAGCATTGTCAAAAGTGTTGGCTGATTTGGACCTTAATCGTGCAGCTACTCGATACCAATTACAATTGACGGTGCACACTCACCCACATTGGGATTATGTTTACACATATCCTTCGAACTGCGCTAAACTTAGACGCATCATATCACCACTCCCTGTCGATAATGCTGGATCACGAATACCATTCGCCACAGAAACGATTTCAGGAACCGACGTGATATGTACTAATGAACCAGAGGCGTATGCCGAGATTCAATCAACTACGACGAATTTAAGCGTTTTAAACCCTAATGCAGCGATTGCTTTGGGATTTCAAATGGCGTACTTGGCTTCAGCATTGATTGCTGGAAAAGCTTCAAGACAATTAAAACAGTCTATTCTCCAAGAGTACACTCTACATAAGAGCGAAGCGATGGAAGATGACCTTAACGAAAATGTTGACTCTACCACCGATGAGTTTAAATCTGAGTTTGTACAAGCTAGGATTGGTGGTTACAGATGGCCCTTAAAAACTTAATCGCGTTTGGTGCTGGTGAGATCACTCCCGAATTATACGAACGTGGAAACCTTGATAAATTCCGCACAGGTCTAAAGACCCTCAGAAATGCCACAGTTACAAAAATGGGTGGTATCAAATCTCGCGCAGGTACAATAAATTTATTTGAAACTAAAGACGGTTTGGCCGCTAAGTATATATGGTTACAAGATCGTGGTTGGTTGTTAGAGTTTACAGCTAAAGACATAATTGCTGGACCATACGACAGTAATTTGACCATTTATCAAGACTTCGATCCTGACACAAATTTATTCAGTTATAAAAAATCAATAGATTTGTCATTATACGTTACTACTCATGATTTCAGTAAAGTACATTTCACATACAATAATAAATATGTTTTTGTTTTCAGAGATACAATAGGACCTATTTGTATAAATTTAGAAACATATTTAATAACACCATCATCATCTGTTGAATTTATTCAGGAAAATTTAACTCCTCCGAATCCTTGGACAGCAGCAGCAACCTACACAATACTTACAACAAGTACAGGTTACGATTTAGAGTACGGATTAACTTTTGTCGATAGAGGTGTTGAGACAGAAGTTTTTTATACATATCAACCTATCAACAAACCAATAAATACTGGTGAAAGAAATTTGTTTCAAGTTAGAATTACAAAAGCGAGTTTACCTGCAGGAGTATCAGTACCGGATGAAATAAGAGTATACAACAGACCTTTTTATGCAGGAAATCCACAAGGTTCAGGTGCATTTTTATTTGTAGGTTCTGCGCCAATAACAAAAGATGATGGTACTACTGCATTTTATACTTTTGAGGATTATGGTGTTACACCTGATCCAACAAACAATCCACCGAATTATCCTAATATTTTCAAGTTGGACAACAATCTTGTATTCAATCCTACATCAAACGAATTTCCTGAAGCACCAATCACACCAAAAACAGGTCTTGTTTATCAAGATCGTTTAGTGTTCAGTGGTCAAAAGAAAAACAGAGTACACGCAACACGTATTGGTGCTCTAGCAATGACTCGTGACTTTCCTATGCAAGCTGATTCAGCACTTTCATTTGCCACAGGTTCAGACGGTGCATTAGAAGTAAATCGTTTTTATGATGGTCGTGGTCTTCTCATATTTACCAATGTAGGTGTTTACGAATCACCTACAGTACAGCTCTCACCCGACACAGCTTATGCAATCAAACGCGGTCCTTACGTTGCCGAGGAGTCAATAGAACCTGTACAACTTGGTGGACAAGTAACAATTTACGACAAGCGTTTAAAGGCTGTCATTGGTCTTACACCTTCGGGTAATTATGACGGTTATGGATACGTTGAGTTTAGTATTTATTCAAATCATTTGCTCAAAGGTAAACGAATTGTGTCGTGGGCTTTACAAGATGCTGAGACTCAAATCCTTTGGATGGTACTCGACGATGGTACAGTTTTATCGTTCTCTTACCAAGATGAGCAGATGGTACGATCTTGGGCACGTCACGACTTCCAAGATGGTCTAGCTGAAGAAGTGTTTGTCATGAAATTACCAGATGGTAATGACGTTGTTTGCTTCTGTATCAATCGAGATGGTGACAGATTTGTTGAAAGACTGGCTGATCGTGACGCTTTATTTTTAGATTACGTTGCTACTGACTCGACTAAAGTATTTAAACAAAATTCAATGGTTATGCCTATCATACCAGAAGCAATAGTAACTAACAATACAGCAACAAGTGTTTTTGTTAACGCCAACGATATAATTATGACACCAGTTTCAGGTAAGTTTTATTATCAGGCTAACGATAATTTTACATTAACTTTTTATAACGGAAATACTCAAGAATTGGATGTGGTAAGTAACACACTAGGTGTGTTGATTTGTGACCCACCATCATCTGTAGATTTTTATCCATCAACAGAAGATAACTTATACAACGTAAAGTCGGGTATCGACATAACTTCTGCACTCGTAGCACCTGTTGTACCTGCAACATGGGATGGATCGCTTACAATCACACCGTCAACAGGTATATTTATTGATGAAGTTGGAGATGTATTACGATTTTACACAGATACTTATGAGTGGATTGATCTTGAAGTAACAGCTAACACTCTCGGTGTTTTAACAGTTACCCCAAGTTCTGAGTTTCCATCAGCTTCAGCAACCATTACACAAGCTACAGGTTTGTGGAAAACATACAATAACCTGACAGGTCTAACACACCTTGAAGGTAAAGAAGTCTCTGTACGTGTTGATGGATTTACACACGCTTCACCACTCAATACTGACCGCGATTATGAAACATATACTGTAACAGGTGGTGAGATTACTTTAGCTGATGGTGCTATAGGTTCACACATTTCAGTAGGTCTTCCAATAGTTACAGACATTGAGACTCTTGAGGTTGATACGGTCGAACAGTATCCTACCAAACTTGAAGGTAAAATAGTCAACAAGGTCTGGATTTCGTATTTCGAAAGCTTGTTCCTATACGCAGCAGCAGCCTACCCAGACGACGATACTGTAACAGGTATGGAGAATCAGGAATATCAAGTTGAACCAGTGGGAGGTATCTTATTTTCGCAACCAACACTACCTCAGTCAGAACGTCTTGAGATGCAAATCCAAGGTGATTGGAAGACTAGAGGTTCAATTGCTTTACGAAATGTAGACCCTCAACCTGTTGCAATCCGAGCGATTATACCTGATATTGAAGTAATCAGGAATTAGGAGGCTAAATGGCATGGCAATATGCAGCAATGGCAGGATACCAAATTGTCTCTGGGTTACACCAAGCCGAGATGGTTGGTATGCAAATGGAAGTCCAAAAAGAGATCGACGAGTTTAATGCTCAGATGGCTGAATACGATGCTTGGAAAGCTATCGGATTTGGTCAAACTCAAATGGCTCGTTACCAATCACAAATCGATCAAGCAATGGCTGCAGGTAAAGCAAGTGCTGCGGCTGAGGGTGTTAGTACAACTGAAGGTTCGGTATCTGAAATAATGGCTGACCAGAAATTTGCAGGGTTTTTAAACATGATGGACATCGAGAATCAAGCGCGTGAGAGAGCACTTGGTTACCAAAGACAAGCCTCTAATATCCGCATGGGTTCTAAATTCACTCAAGCTCAAGGTAAAACACAACAAGCTGCTATCGTTGGTGGATCTGTCATGAGAGCTGCTGGAACTGCGTTAAGTGGTTACGGTGGTGGAAGTGAGACACCTAAAGGTGCTGAGAGCGGTTATAGTATTTCAAATCCTGGTTCGGTAGCAATGGGTTCTAAATGGCAACCGATGGCTGGTGGATATTTAGCTGAACCGCAAGAACAATCGTACACTGGTTACTTAATGCCGTAGGAGAGTCAAATGGCTGTAGAAATTCCAAGAATAAATAGATTTGAAGCGCAAGCTCCACAACAATCAAATAGACTTAACATTGAGTCACCAAGCTTGTTAGCTGCGACAGCCCCCCTACGTGAGGGTGCTAATACTTTGGTTAGTGAGACCGCTGACTTTGTTGAGAGACAACAAAAAGAAGCACGTAAAAAAGCACTCGGTGTAAAAGACCTAGTTGCTACTGAGCGAGCTATTAAATATGAAACGGTTTTAAAATCTAAACTTACAGGTCTTGAGCGTATCGAAGGCAATCCTTACGAATCATACGATAAATTTGAGACTGAGAAAGCTGAATTAGAATCTAAGGTTTACGAAGATATCGATGACCCTGAAACTCAAATGTTACTCAGAGAAAAAGTATTAAAAGCAAACGCTCGCATTAATGATACAAGCACTACTCAGAAAACCAAACAATACTATGGATGGCAAAAAGGTGTAGCCGATAGTTCTGTAAAGCTTCGTCAAGACAATATGATGCAGGATTCAAAACTTCTTGATATGAGAAATCCTACATCATTTGCTAAAGTGAATCGCAGCATTTACCAAATCGAAGCTACTCGCGCAGCTATCGCAATTCAGAATGGTTACGATATTCCGATTAAAGAGACAGTGGGTGTTGTT